CTGTTCCCCACCCACGTGGGGATGAACCGTTTAGAGACGACTCCGCGACGGTCATGCGGTTCCTGCCGAAGGTTGTCCCGCGCTTTGCTGTCAGGTCGAACGCATTCCCCTCACCGTCTACGTCTTCCGGCATCCGGTCGAAGTCGGTCAGAAATTGACGCGGGATCGGCTTGCCTGATAGTTCGTTGATCGTTGGCCAAGACAAGCTGAGCATCATCCCCGCCCGGTAATGCTTGTCGAAGGTATTGTCCGACGATTTTCCGTCAGCGAGATAACTCCCGATCTTCGGGGAGTGCCTGTGCATCCGGTCCACGCGGCGCATCGAGAAGTCCCGCGCCGTCGTCTGGGAAGTCTGCACCAACATCATGTCTGCCGGGTCGCAGCGCACTGAATATGCAAGCCAATTTAAGAACATTTCAGTTTTTGCGCTCTGTGCCGGGCCACAGAAGACTGCGGCTATATACTCCCGGCTCGTGAACACTTCCATCGGCTCCCTAAGGTAGGGAACCGTATCGTTCAGGTATGGCCCGACATAGGCCCCGGGGTTGTTCAGATAGCGGTATTGTTCCGCAGCCTCGGCCACGGTCAGGCGTTCGGGGGGCCTTGCGGCAGCAGCCGACTCCACGACCAACCCCTCGATAGTCTGGCGAAGTAGTTTCATACCAAAGCCTCTATTTCTGCGTCTTCATCGGCGTCGTCAGTGTCGTAATCCTCGGTCATCAAGGTTGTGGCCAGATCGGTTTCGCCGAACTGAGTTTCCAATTCCACAAGCTGAGACCCGGTGGAATTGTCATTCATGTTCTTGACGAGAGACTGGTAGAGTTCTCCTTGTAGTGCATCAACCATTTCGAGGATGATGCCTCTGTGTTCGTCACTCAATTCGGACTGGCGTTCGATGGTCTCCGTCCAGAGTTGCAGGGTAAACTTCAACGTCTGGAACGTAAGACCCAAGACCTCACGAAGCTGGCTGGTGCGCCACAAGTCCCCGGCATTCTCCTCCCACTTCTGGCGCTTCAGCATGGCGTCCCAGACCGCCTGCTGAAGGACCGGGGGCAGATCGCCGCGTTTCAGGGAGTGCATGTATTCCTTGGTCGAATACGCGGGCGTGATAAGGTGCCGTGCCGCTTCCTTGATGTCATAGAGCCTGACTTGCATCTTCGTTCCGCGCGCCCGGTTCGTCTTGACGGGACAGTTTCGCAAGCGATACCGGGCGGTCGGTTCCGGAATACCAAACGCTTGCGCCAACCAGGATGCAGTCACGCCCTTGGTCGCGGGGTTCGTGTAAAGGCCCTGCGAATCCGTAGATTGCAGATTGCTCTGTTGATGCAGGTCGAGTTTCTGCGCGACATTCATCTTATGATCCTGTCCAGTCTGGCCTTCACTGCGTTCTTCAACCTGTCTTCGGTAGCGCGACGATCCGCCAGAACTGGCAAGATCGTCTCATCCGCAGTTCCCCGCGCGATGATCCGGTGTAGCATGACATGATCGTGCTTTTGGCCCGATCTGTGAAGCCTCTTGATAAGTTGCTGGTAAAGTTCGGAACTCCACGTCAATCCGAACCAGACCGCGATGTTCGATCCGAATTGGAAGTTCATTCCATGCCCAGCCGAAGCGGGGTGGACCAACAGCATCGGTATCCGACCGGCGTTCCAATCCCGCATGTCATTGGTCCCGGCCCCAAATAGGCGACATTGCGGAAAGCGATCCAAGATCGCCTGTTTGTCGAACTGGAAACTGTATGCGACCAACATGGGTTGCCCCATCGACTCTTGGACAATTGACTCCAAGGATTCCAGCTTCAGCTTATGGACGACGGTTGCTTCCCGGGGCAGCCTCTTGTCTGTGGCCTCGTCAAACTTGACGTTTTCATAGAGCGACCCGTTGGCGAATTGCAGCAACTTTCCGGTCAGAACGCCCGCGTTTGCGGCCTCGATCAATTCTCTGTCGCCAGATCGAGTCCGAATCTCCAATGCCATCTCACGCTCAAACTCGCGGTATTTCTTCAGCACGGGCGAAGGCAGGGTGACGTAATGGTCACGCTCGATCAACGGGGGAAGGCTGAGGTAGTCTTCTTCTCGCAGGGTAAAGAACCTGTCTGCGATCCCGCGCATGATGTCTTCTTCTGCACCGACTTTCGGCTCAACACCATAGGTATATTTATCCTCGATAAACCATCGCTTCTTATAGGCGCTCATGCTTGTTCCAAGACGCTTGCCATAGTCCACAGCATACATCGGCCCCCACAGGTCGATCAGCCCGTTGGGTGCGGGAGTCCCGGTCAGGCCGACGAATCGCGGCGTGAACAGATGGACCGCATAGATGACCCCGAGTTCGGTCATGCGAGACTCGCCTGTCGTGCCGTCCGCGCGCTTGGCTGGTGTGCTGCGGGTCTTGCCGCCTTTCAATCGACTTACCTCATCGTAGACCAGCATGTCGAACTTCCAGCGTTTGAACCCGAGGGTCTTCAACAACCAGCGCAGGTTCTCCCTGTTGATAATCGTGACCTCGCACGGCCCGTATTTGAGCGCGGCCATACGTTCAGGTTCCGTGCCCGTCACGACACGATACCTCAGGTGCCGGGCGAAGCCCCACTTGGCGATCTCCTCAGGCCAAGTCTCCTCAGCCACTCGGACGGGCGCGACGATCAGGACTTGCCGGATCGTGCCCCGGGCCAGCAATCTGACGATAGCCTTCAAGACCGCTGCCGACTTCCCCAAGCCCATCGCAGCCCCCAGCAACAGGCGGTCCAGGGCCTCTATCTGGTCGGCCATCCAAGTCTGGTAAGGCCGGAAGTCCTCCGTGTCCAAAGACCTCTCAGGAGGCCCCCAGATCAACTCTATGGCCTCGATATCGGTCAGATGCTTGGGAAGGACTGCCTTGGTCACACCAGTCTCACGATCCCTGCCGATTGCGCGGCGTGGTGTTCATACTCAACCCCATTGTGCTGCCATTGCGTTCGCAATCCCCTGATAGGTTAGGCTCCGCATTTTCCACCGATCCAGACCGGGTGTCAGGTTGTTCTGACCGCTATCGGTCTGGTTCGCCCACCGGGGTCTACCGTTAATCAGTCGGGGCGCGACGTGCGCGGTTGGCACTAGCGGGATCAGCCCGCGCAACCACAGGCAGGTCTTCTTGCTGGCGTTGTCACCATGTTCATGCGGCTGCACCGCGCTGGGTTTGCCCAAGTGACTCGACAGGACGCCGACAGGGTTCTCAATGCAGACGCGCGGCGCGGGGCAATTCCAGATCGTTTTGACGAAAGCAATCGCATCAAGCCTTGCTGAGATACGATCCGTGCCGGTAATCGTTTCGGCTTTGACTTTTTGGTGATACGGGCCGGGACCATAGGCCCATTCGGCAGCACAGGTCAGATATGTGCAAGGTGGATGGGCAATAACCAAATCCCAACCCTTCCCGAGAACCGGCAAAACGTCACCAATAATGTGATAAGGGCTGTCATCATCTGACGGCAACAGATCACAGGACCATGCGTCATGACCACGGGCGCGGAACGCCGCCCTGACCCTGCCTGAGTATTCACACGCAACTAGGACTCTCATATCATTCTCCATTGCTCAGGCCGAGAATCCTCAGTGCGTCTTGGACGTTATCACAAATATGCACTTCAATCCCCGCTGCTCTCATCTTCTTGTGTTCCCGGACTTGGTGTGAATCTGGTGCGCCACCCGGTCTCTTGAACTCGATATATACCTGCCCACGGTCCTTGCGCGCGAACAGCCGGTCCGGAGCACCAGCCTGTCCTGCCCAATAGACCTTACGAACGTAGAAGCCCGCGCGCTCCGCACGGAATACCACAGGGCCTTCTACGTTCGATTCTCTCATGGCCTGAAGATATCCGATGAAATCGGAAGGTCGTTAATGGTCTGAACGAAGCGCCCGTCAAAGAATTGGGAACAAGTCCGGGTCCAAGTTCCGGGATTGTCTATAGCCTCGTAGATGACGATAGGTTCCAACGAGCCTTCCGCTATCGCGAATCCTTTGATTTTGTAGTGGTGTCCAGTTTTCGTGTGGGTCCAGTAAACCATCATTTTCTTCCCCTCAGTCTTTGATGAAGTATTTGGTAGTATGTCCGTTCGATCCAACGGGCAGTCCATTCGCCCAAGAAGGAGATTCTTCCATGCAGGCAATCAGCACCTTCAACTTCTCCTCGGCCTGATCCTCAGGGGCCAATGCGAGAATTTGATCGTGGACGTGGAGCCTCGTGTCCAAACCTTCGCGCCGGGCCAGCTTCATCCCATATGCCAAAAGGTCGCGACTGATCGCCTGGACGAAGTTCTCCACGATCTTGCCGGGGGTCGTGTTGATCCGAACCCACTGCTTCCGTTCGTCCTGCCCTTCATAGGTCAGTTGCATCTTGTCAACGCCCCAAGGCGTCTTGACGGACTCGATCCGAGGGCGAAGGTAGTAAAGGGGTCGATCCGAAGGCAGAAGCATCACCAGAAACGGACCCCGACGCTCGAAACGGGCAAGGCCGCACTCTTGCGGCTTGCCGGTCCTTACGCATCGTTTCGCAGCTTTTTCCATGTCATACCAATGGGATACGACTTCCTTGAAGGTGGCCCGGAAAGTGTCAATCGAGTGCTTGGCATCTTCCTCTGTGAAATGCGATACCCCCATACCCCAAGCGTAGCCGAGCAGGCCGGTTCCTTCGATTTCGCCCGTGTCCCGGTTGATCCGCTTCTCACCCGCACCCATGCCATAGCCAGCCCCCAGGGTGCCTGGCTTGCCAATGGTGCGTTTGGAACTGTCTTTCAGCACCTTGTATTCATGAAAGAGTTTGTCATAGGGCTGTTCATAAAGGTAGGTGGCGAACGAAATGTATGGATCGCGCTTCAGCCGAAAAACTTCCAGAATCTTGTCGCAGCCACTTGTCCAGCCCAAGACCCGGTTCTCGATGGCGCTGAGGTCCGCATCCATGAAGACCATACCTTCAGGCGCTTGCGCGACAGGCCGTAAGGCCGATGCAAGTGCGTCGAATGGGTTTCCGTGGATAAGCCGAATCGCCTGAAGGTCCAGCTTTTCTACTCCCTCAGCGAGGACTCCTTGGTAATCCTCAAACCTTTTCTCGGGCCGTGGTAGATTCTGCGGCTGGAAAAGCCTACCACCCCAGCGACCTGTTCTTGCGGCCCCGTTCATTTGCAAACAGCCCCGAAGCATTCCGTCTTTGTCTGTGGCGCGGTCGAGAGCATAGTATTTCTTGATGGACGTGCGCGAGGTCTCAACCCTCAATTCAAGAAGGCGTTTCAGGGTATTGCTCGAACGATACTGAAACCATTGACCCTCAGCCCAATGTTCGGGCTTCTCATCGAAGTATTTCAACGCGGTCTGGATATGCCCTTTCTTGCAATCAGAGAACATATATCCATGCTCGCGAAGCCACGGCAAAAGCTGTGTCAAGCTGTTGGGATTTGCCAAACCAGTTATATCGACCATCTCGCCAAAGGCCCCTGTAGGGGGGTCCATTGTGCCCAACGCTTCCTCGTAGACCTGAATTGCGTTTCGCACCATCCGCCTGTTGATCGGCAGGCCAGCTTCGTTGATCTCTTGGTCGAGGAACCAAAGTTCCCACTCGTCGTCGCTCATCATATAGGGGTAGAGGCGACGTCTGATCGCCATCTCGGCCACCACGTCTGCGCGATTATATCCGAGGTATTCCTGCCAAGCAGGGAAGTCGTCGTGCCAATAGTTTCTGGTGCGCGGATCGCGTTTTGTGGGCTTCCGGGGAAATGAGAACCTGCGCATCAGCGTTGATCCACGTCGGTCCTTCAACTTGTCGTCTGGCAACCCCAGAACCGGGCCTGCGGCCCCGAGGCTTCCCGGGAGCGAGCAGTGCATTGCCTGAACCATCGTGTCGCGCCACTGGCGAACGTTCACCGGAATCCTGAGGGTGTTTGCGGTGATCCTCATCTCGAAGGGGGCATTCCAGGCCCACTTTTCGTAGTTTGGACTGACCAGCATTTCAGCTAGATCGTCAGGTATGGCTTCCCCTTCGGCAGGCACCCACTGCTGCATCGGGCCGTCATCGACCTGCCACGCGGCCATCAGAACCTCGGTTGATGGGTCTCGCGAATAGACGCTGCCTCCAACTTCAGTCAAGTCGAGGTCGCTGTAGGTCTCATAGTCGATAGATACGGGGATGGGGGGCATTGCAGGGGGCCTCTGACGTCAGGGAGAAAAGCGACCCGTGAGGGTTGGAGGAGGATTCGCCCCCACGGGTCTGAGTGCCTGCCGCTGCCACAGCAGGCCCTTTCCGTCACACCAAATCGTCGTCGTCATCCGCCTCGAAGTCGCCGCCGATGGAGCCTTCGGTTCCGGCCATATCGTCGGTGAACTCCTCGTTGACGTCCACAGGGACATTGGCCGAGAAAGCATCGCCATCACGGAAGAACTGGACGGCCTTCAGCTTGCAGTTCAGGCGCTTGCCGTGCTTGTTGTCCTGCACCCAGACCTCGATCACGGCGTTGACGTAGCAACCCGAGTAGGGCGCGTTCTTCTTGCCGGGTTCGGCCTCGATCCAGTTGCCCGCGCCATCCTTCCGGTTGGTGATGACAGACGGGCGTTCGGTGACAGGGCTGTTGCTGGAAATGTAGTGCTGGCCTGCATAGCCATCCCATGTTTCCTCATCCCCGTCGCGCAAGTAGACGCGATCTGCTTTCAGCTTCGGCCACTTCTTGGCGGCGCTCTCGGCACCCCACTTGGATTCGCGCGCAGCCGCACCGGCCTTCTTCAGCGCCTCCATCGCGGTCATACGTTTGCCCAGGTAGATCGCGGAAACGATGTTGGGGTTGTCCTTGGGGATGAAGAAGTTTCCCTTCCAAGTTTCGCGGATCGTGCCGTCGTCCTGTGTGCGTGAGTCCGGAGTGAACAGGGCGAGAAACGACGCCCGCACGTTGAGCAGAGTAACCTTGCCTACTGATTCCTTCTTTGCCATCACTGGCCTCCTTTGGGGTTCTTAGACGATGCTATCGTCAAAGTCTTGTTCGTTGTCAGGAAGATCGGAAAGCGCGTTTTCCATCGGCTCTCCGGGTTCAGTTTCGGCCACAAGGATCGGTTTGGGGTCGCCATACTTGACGTGCCGCCTTACCAGAGACTCGTAGACCTTCTTGCCGACGACCTTCTCCGCAGCAGCGGGCGACAGAATCACCCTCGGTGCGTAGGCGTCGTTTCCGAGCCGTCCTTTCAAGACGGCCTCAGCTTTGGCCGCGTCTACCCAAGCGCGGGCAGGGTGGCGACCCTCTACCAACTTCAGCCCGGGCGTTGGTCGCCCGTGTTCGGCATCTTGGTAGGCTTCACGATGCAGTTGGTCGAGGTATTGTTCGATCATCTGCTTGTGCATGAGAACCTGCGACCGGGCTTCAGGCGAAAGTGCCTTCGGAAACTCCATGTCGTCGCCGTCCTCGAAACTCTGTTCGATCTGGTCGAAGTCCTGACCGGCCAGACCCAGCAGGAACGCAGCGCGGGCCTCACATGTGTTGAACTTGGCCGCAGGGCAGAACTTGCATTGCTTCTCACCGGGCGAAAACTCAGCCCCCGGCAACAGGGTTTCGTCTGCGTCCTTTCGGATACGCGCGCCTTCGCGAAGGAGCGTCCCCATCGTCGTCGTCCAAGTCCCGCCGCCGCCTTTGGCGCGGGGCTGTTCGATCATGATCTGGACCTCAATCGAATCCTCCCACGGCAGGTTTGGGTCGAAATCCGCGCCTTCACGTTCTGCGGCTGCGAAAAGGTGATCCTCCCACATAGGCCGGATGAAAGAAGACCATGCCCCGAGGACGTAGAGCATCCCTTGGTCGTTCATCTCTGGATGGACAGGAACGCCAGCACCGTATTTCCAGTCGAACGCAGTAACGCGCCAGTTCTCGAAGTCGATAACCACGCAGTCTGTCGTGCCTATCTCACCTGGGCCAACCCACTCATCGAGCGAAACCGCCTGCTCGACAATCATGATACTGCCGGGGCCTTCCAGACCGCGCAGCACGTCGAGACCGCCGATCATGTTGCTGGCCATCTCGTCGTCAAATGTCAGAACCCCATGACCTTCTACAGCCAGCTTGGCCCCGACAAATCCGTAGGGGTCAACCCCGAGTTCGAGGCATAGGGCCGCGAACTCGTGGAAGACCGTTCCGTGTGCTGCGTCGAGACCAGCCATATTCGGCAGGCCCCGACACTTCAGAACGGACGCTTTGCAGGCCCGCCAACGGTGGGCTGTAGACGGCCCCCGTTCAGAGTGTTCGCCCTTGACCCCGGAGACCTGGAAACGGTGCAGCATATCAGGGCTTCAGAACGTAGATGCCATAACCCCGACCCGAATGGATCGTCGGTTTCACCACCCGTTCGGCGAAACCCATATCGACCAGCGCAGAACCCGTCACACCTTGAATACGAACTTCAACGCCGGGAGAGCCCCGGAGGCATTGCAGTGCGTTCCTCTGATTTTCAGTCATTTGGGACTCGATATCCCTGTTGGACTCGTTATTCACGTCATCTCTCCTTTTGAGTTGGCCGAGGGTGGCGAGCCACCCTCGGGAGATCGCAGGTCAGACCATGCTGTCGTCGTCGCTGCCCGGGCCGTCTTCGCCCGTTTCGATCTCGGTGGGCGTGTCCCCGGCCACGAAAGTTGCCAGCATCGCCAAGGCTTCGACACGGCGGTCCTCGGGGATGGTCGTGAAGCGGTCGGAACCGAAATGCTCGATGATCTTGCCGACATTGATCTTCGCAACGGCACGAGCCTGAGCATCGCCGGTCTTCATGTATGCGGTGACTGCCGCAGCGGATTCCTCGACGGTCGGACCCTTGGGATTTGCCTTTGCGGCGGTCGCGGCAGCCTTTGCGGGCGCGGTCGCAGCGGCAGCGGCAGGCTTGCCCCCAGAGGCAGCGATCATCTTCTCCATGACCGCCGTTTGCGCGGTGAGCGCGGCAGTCAGGTCGGCCAGAACTTTCTCGATGGACATGGGTTTTCCTTCTGTTTCATGTCAGGGTGGTGAGGGTTCATCCTGCACCACGCAAAGAGTATTGTCAACGACGAGTTTACTTACTATAAGGGCGTGACAACTGAGGCAAGGGGAAAATCAAAAGTGCCAACCATCCATGACCCCGAGAAGGCAGAAACACCATTGGCCAGACTGCTGCTGCGAATCGTGCCGCCCAACGAAGCGGGAAACCGCACGATCACGCACTTGGCGGAACTCGCTGGGGTTTCCCGGAACGCCGCCTGTAAATGGTTGGCTTCTCAGAGGATTCCGGCACCCCGGGTCAAGCGCCTGATCGAAATCTCTGAGGGCCGGGCCAAAGTCCAAGATTTTGAAGCCTTTGTTTACAACTACTAGTAGAGCGCGATAGCGTACCTGAGTTGGCATCAAAATCCCGTTTTGGTGCCTGGCTTCCTGACACCCGATGGTTGAAAGCCCTGACATGACTGACCCCAACGCACTTCCAGTGCGCTATGCGCAAGGCCGGTCCACCAACTTTGGCAAGGCAAAAAACCAGACCCACAACTGGTTGTATTTTTCGGACAGGTTCCGGTCGCCAGTAAAAACAAAAGAGACCCAAGCGACCTACGGAAAACTCACCGATCTGGAACAGCGCGATCTGAAGTCCATAGCAGGCTGGTGGTATCGCACTCAGATTGACGGGCCGATTCGGAACCGTGGTTCTGGCCTGCCGTCAGACCTCATCACCCTCGATTTTGACTATGCTACAGCAGAGTTCTTCGAGCAAGTTCGCAAAACTCTCAAGCAGACGGGCTGGGCCTGCTTCCTCCACACATCACGCCGCCACACACCCAGCAAGCCGCGCTTCCGGCTGGTGATCCTCCTGAACACCCAAGTCGGCAATGATACCTATGCGGCAGCCAGCCGAATCATCGCCCGCGAGATTGACCCAGGCATGAAGCATGTGGACGCTGTGTCCTTCCGACCGGCCCAGATGATGTTCATGCCGACCATCAGCACTGATGGGGATTTCGTCTTCGAGCGTTTTGAAGGGGCACCAGTAGACTGGCATACCCACTTGGACCTGTTTGAGGCGATTGAGGGTGACTGGCGCGACGTGACCAAGCTGCCAACGGTCGTGGGCGAGAAGAAGCTGCGGGAGACCGCTGACAAGGCCGAAGACCCGACCGAGAAGGATGGCCCCGTGGGCTTCTTCTGCCGGGCCTACAACGTCGAGGATGCAATCGACCAGTTCGACCTACCCTACAGCCGCGTTGTCGCCCCATCGGCCAAGCCACGCTATACGTTCACGGGCGGAACGACGACGAACGGGGCCGAGGTCCAGGACGGAGGCTTGTTCCTCTATTCGCACCATGGTTCGGACCCTTGCTCTGACATGCTGGTCAATGCGTTCGATCTGGTCCGCATCCACAAGTTCGGGAAACTGGACAAAGACTTCGATGGCGAGGGCAAGTCCCCGGCCAAGTCCCCTTCGTGGGCTGCGATGATCGAACTGGCCGAGAAGGACAAAGGCTATATCGCGAGCCGGATGGCGTCAAAATACGACGTTACTGCGATGCTGTCAGACCTTCCGGACGACGTATTCGCCGAGGTCGAGGATTCTGAAACAGACCAAGACATAGCCGACCTTGTGGGGCCTGTGGGCGGCATGGCCGCGAAGAAGAATGACAACCCGATCCAGATGGGTCCTACAGGCGTCCCCTTCCTCGCAAAGCCCCGCAAGCGCCGTGCGAAGCCCCCCATGGAGTGGGTCAACGACCTGAAAGTGGATCAGTTCGGCAACCTTCTGTCGAACGTCTCGAACATGACATACCTGTTCCTGCACGACCTCCGATTCCGTGACAGTTTGGCCTTCAACGAGTTCGAGAACCGCCCGGTAATCAGGTCCGATATTCGCTCTAGACTCACGTGGCTTCCTCAGCTTATCGTAAAGAAGCCGCTTACAGGCGACCCCTGGCAAGATCATCACGACGGCTATCTTCGGATCATCCTAGAATCACCCCACGGGCAAGGTTTGCCTGGTTGGGGATTGAAGGTCTCTGACCGAGACCTGAAAGTGGCTGTCATAACGACGGCTCGATCCAACACCTTCAATCCGGTTCGTGAGACATTGGAATCGTTCGACGTCGTTCCGGGGGCGCGAGCGGACTCGCTTTGGGTCGAATACCTCGGCTGTCCTGACACGCCCTACTATCGGGAAACCGCGCGGCTGTTCATGATCGCTTGCGTGGCGCGCGTCTACGAGCCGGGCTGCAAGTTCGACTTCATGCCGGTGATCCACGGATCGCAGGGCTGCGGAAAGTCCACAATGGTCAAAGTTCTGGCGATGAATTGGTTCGGGGAACTCGAAGCCAAGTTCGGCCAGACGCAAAAGCTGGCTGAGGAAATGATCGGCAAGTGGATCATGGAAGTCGCCGAATTGGTATCCATGACGAGTGCCGAGGTCGAGCCTGCCAAGCAGTGCCTATCGCAGACCGAATCGCAAGTGCGAATGGCCTACGACCGGAACCCCACGATCTTCCAGCGGCAGACCAGTTTCATTGGCACGACGAACGATGATGACTTCCTGAAGGACGATACGGGCAACCGGCGCTTCTGGCCGATAAAGACGCTGAAGAAGCAGATCGACACCGACAAGCTGCGTCAAAACCTTCCTGGCCTCTGGGCTGACGCTCGTGAAGGCTACAAGGCCATGCGGGCGGCGCATCCTCACGGCGACCTGCCGCTGTTCCTCACGGGCGCGGCTGCGACCCAGGCCGGTGAATTGCAGGATACGGCCCTGCGGCCAACCCCCGTGCTGATCCTCGGCGAACAGATGAAGCCCTTGCTCGACCGGCTGGTGGTAGCCGACGACTTCGAGGGTGTGAACGATGGCCACGTCCCGCGAGCCACGCACCTGACCGAGATTTCCCCCGGGGCCGTGACGTCGTGGTTGAACGACATGGGTATCCGGGTCAGCTTCAAAGACGCAGTGCCCCGCGCGCTGAAGGTCATGGGCTGGGCGAAGACCGGAGCAAGGGCGCGCATATCCGGATCGGCCAACCCCGTGGCGGTCTACAGGCCGGGGCCTGTGCAGATCGCGAGATGGGAAGATGAGGACCGACCGCAGAACGAACGGTGGGCAGACGAGGATGCAGCAGACGACCTGATCTGATCCCCAATTTTTCCGGAAAAATTAAAAACGAAGAAAAGCCCTTTCGGGGGCTTTTTTCATGGCCGAGGCAGAAAGAGCCGACACAGTCCATAAGTCATTGAATCGAGTAGTCAAACCGACGTTTTTTTCGAGGCTTGTGCCGACTGTGCCGTCTCAGACTCAGGGCGGCTAAATCCTCGGACGTTTCGCACAGTTTTTTGAAACTGGTATGGTCTTGACGCACTTAACCAAAGAGTTTCTTGACAAGACTATATGTTGAAAAGAGACGGCACAGTTGACACAGTTGACACAACCTCAACGATCTCAATGGTTTGCGGCGTGTCGGCTCGAAAACGGAGGCGGCACAAATTGAGGGCAGCCGACACAACCATAACTATAACAAGGGCTTAGCGGGTTTTGGCTGCTGGCAGTGTCGCCCACACCACGGTCGGAACCCCGAAAAAAGTCTTGGACCCCCGAAAAAGTCTTGTCCTACACTTTATTTGCCCCAGAAAAAGGCTGAAAAATCCGAAAAATATCCTAAGTCATTGAGATATATAGGAAAATTGTGCCGAACCGGGGCTCAGCGCACCC